TATATATAGTTCGTCGTAGGGGTCAATCATACTGTGCGGGTTAAACTTAACAGCACCTATACTAAGTACTGTGCTTGATGGTTTAGTATCAAGAGTTTCTATGTCTATCATTCCAAATGTTGCCATTTATTATTCTCCTATAGTAAAGATATAATAACAGGAGAATAACAGTTTGTCAACTTATTAACGGTATAATTTTTGTCTTGTAATATTCAAGGAGGTATTCTTTATAATTGTGTTTTGCAAGTAAAAAATACGTTCTTGCTGCTTCGGGGTTTCTTTTGTATATTGTTGAATATTCTGGATGATTAATTAGTACATCTTCTTCCCATTCTTTAGGGGATTTTACTCCCCTGTGAATTTCCTCACCAAATTCCTTAGTATCTAAATAAAGTTGATAGTCGGATAACTTAGTTGTCATTATAGTTATTACTCTCTATTTTGCGCACACTGTTCTTTCTTAGTCATCAGAAGTCGCCTTGTTTTATAAAGATTCCGTCAACCATCCTGCCTTTCCGATCTTTAATGTCGTTATATGCAACTTCAAGACATTCGTCAATCGAATGACTAGATCTTTCCATAATACTAAGCAAGATTGCTAAGGTATCTGTTATTACAAGAACTAGATCTTTATTTTTACACATAGCATCACCTAAGAAGCCTAGCTGTTGGGTTAACAGAAGAGCCCGTTTAGTATTAGTTAAATCCAGTAGTGATGTATTAAGTGCCGACGTTGCACATTCAATAAAGTTAATTTTATTTCGTGTAGTAATGTTAATTAAAACAACCATCATGTCACCAACGTCGTCGCGTATGTCTTTACCGTCAAAAAGATTTCCACTCAGTTCACCGTATTCTTGTATTAGTTTAATGTACTGGGCTTTATCAGTTGCACCTTCGATTAAATTTCGGTCATGATGCCATTGTGCTATCTGTTCTACTAGCTTTTTCATAGTTTCCTTATTGATTTATAAATGATGATGGGTCAACTGTTGCGTGTTGTCCATCGGTATACTCGTTGCCTAACAATAAGCCTTCGGGTTTTTCTTCACTGTATGCTAAGATGCTTTGGCTCTCAACCATGCGAAGCTCTTTTAATCCAGTACTGTCATCTACAGCTTGTCCACGGGACCAACGACCATGTTCAATTAGTATCCACTGACCTACTTTGTATTCTGCTCCTTTTACATAAGGACCAATGGATTGTACTTTTGCCCACCGGGGATAAATTCCTCGAGTCTTGCCGTCATCATCAGCGACAATTATGCCACCAGCTGATATTTGATCTCCAAAGTACATATCAGTTACTAAAACTCTGTCGCCGATTGCTTTAACTGTTGCTTTTACTGCGTTATAGTTCCAAGCCATTATTCACCTTTCTTTACAAAGTTGCCTTCATCATCTTCTACCCATTCCTCATCTTTAGCAGTGTCTTCTGCTTTTTTAGTAGGAGTTTTCTTAGTAGGAGTTTTTTTAGTTGGTTCTTTCTTTACTGTTTCTTGTTTTACTGGTTCTTGTTTTACTGGTTCTTGTTTAACCGTTTCTTGTTTTACTGGTTCCTTTGTGACCTTGGGTGTGTTTGTTACAGGTGCAGTGTTTTTATAGTATTCTTTTACTACTTCTTCACGCTTGCGAACAATACTGCCTCCAGCGCCCAACTCATCACCACGAGCATTTACTTTTGCGTTGCCTACTGCGGGAGTAAGTTCGTTCTTTTTGCGTAGAACATCCATGTTAATCTGTTTACCTGCCATTGTGCGATAAACTTTCCTTCCTGGTGTTTTTGCTGCCATGTTCCTCTCCTAATTTTATCTTAAAAACTCTCTCCAATCCAATTCATATTTAATCGGATCGATCTTATGTACGCCAATTAAGTACAATACATACGAACTAACACTACTACCCCGACCAACACCCCACACAATATTGTTTTCTCGCATAAAATCCACAAGATAAATCATATAGCGTATAATGTCAAACATCTCATGTTCTTTCCATCCAAATAGCTCTTCCATAAGCCTGTTTAAGTTATCGTTGTCATTTATCTTATTTGATAAGAATGCAACAACATCTATGCTTCTGTATTCCTCTGGCATAAAATATTCGGATTGTAGTGCTTTATCAAACTCTGTTTGGTCCGTGTCTATTATAATGTATTTAGTTACAGGAGCAAAGCCATTGAGCTCGAGTGACTTGTTAAATTGATCAAGGGTGTCAGTGGGTTCGCATAGTACAGCATGACACTTGTTGATATGTCCAGTGTAGATCATATCAACAAGGTCTTTGTTAGAAAATATAGGGTTTCCTAGCGCATCTGTTTTTATTAGCATACGCTATTTTAGTTGATATTTATTAGATTGTCAAGTCCATTATCACCATTATCATCATTTTGTTTTTGGTATGCAATAGCGCGTCGGGTTTGTATCTCAGACTTGTACATATCTAATATATTCGCAATCTGCATTTGTATATGTGGATTGCTAACTTGAAAGTATTTCTTACTAAGCTGGTTTACTTTATCTTCAACTTGTGTATCAGTAAGTTCCGAAAACGAGTCAACTAATGGATTAAACATAATAATTAAATACTCCTATTTTTTTAATATAAAAGTGAGGATTGTTGTCTAGCTTCCATAGCTCAACTACTGTAACTTCATTTGTATTAGCAATAATAGCAACGTTGCTACCAGAACTATCATCAGTGTCGGCACTATCTATAGTTGGAAGGTCGTCTACATCAATAAGGAACCCGTTACTGCCGTTGCTTAATGTAACTGTAACCGAAGTACTGTCCCATGTTCCTATAAAAGCTAGCCTTTGCTTAGTGCTACTTCCGGCAGTATCCGGCCATCCTGTTAATGGTAAAGTTACATCGGCCATTAACTGAATTTCTTGATAATGTCCATCGCTAAGGTCAATGGGAATAGAATTGTTGCCATCAACTGATACTGAACTTGCTTTTTCGCGGTACTGGTCTAAAACAACATCAGTTATAGGTAATCCTTGAAGGTCATTGTTAACTAATGTCTGTGTTTCAGTGTCAAATCGTAATGCATTATCTTGTAAATTTACAATTTCATCTTTAGCTGTATCTAAACTAGATTTTATTGTGCTAAAATTGTCCCTCAAGACTTGACTGTCATTGTCAACTCCTGCTTCGGGAAATGTTTCGTCTAATCCTTGTGTATCAATATTGCTCGCCATGTACAAATCCTCTTTTAACTATTTATTTAAATTACTCGTTGAACTGATAGTTTGCGAATAATATATATTGATCTTCATTTTTTTCGATTGTTCTATTAATAATATACCGATCAATGTCTAAGTCTAACATTTTAAAGTCAAACAGCCCGTTATTAATTGCCCTTGATATGTTTGATAGTACTTTAACACCAGCGTCGGGTTTGCAATATACAATTGGGATAGCTAATACAAACCCTAATTCTTGTATGGACCCAGATTGTGGTGTTTGCATCCATAAAGGTCTGAAGTCATTGTCGACAGCACCTGCTTCTTCAATGCGATCGCGCATGTTAGCAGTGTTGCTTAAATATCTTACGTAATCTGTAGTCTGACTTATTCGCACAGCATCTGAGTCAGCTTTTATCGGATTTGTTGGACTAGGCCGTAACCTATTATCATGGTTAGTTGGATCATTAATATCATAAACACTAGTTGATACTTCTAGAGGTTCCCCAGTGTCTATATTAAATGTAACCCGTGTGTTGCCGGCTTTTGCTTCAGCTGGGTCAATTACTTCTATGTAAATGACTTCATATACAGTATTGTTAGAACCAGACTCTTTAGCAATGGCATGCTTAACTTCACCAACAATGTATCTTCTTCTTTTATGATTCTTTGCAGCAGCAGCAACAAAGTTTTCAACATTTGTAGTTTCTATACCGCTATAAACAAGCATTGAAATTTCATCTTGTATTCCAAACTGGGGGTCGTTTGCTCTATATATACTAGTTGAAGGAATAATACTGTTATCTTTAACAAAGTTAATATATTGAGTATATATTTCTTTACGGGCTAACGGTTTTGCATAAACATTGCTGTACAGCAATGTATCAGAGTTATTAATTGATAACGTAAACGTTCTTTCTATTTCACTATAACCAAACTTATCCGTCGCCCGGACAGTAAATGTAATAATATCGTTTATTTCTGTTCCTGGACTATATTGTATTACCTTTCCTATAATCTCACCAGTATAACTTAATCTTAATCCGTTAGGCAAGCTACCACTTACTAGAGAATACGTAACAGTATTGTTAACCATAGTAGTTTCTGCCTTTACTGATAAAATACTAGTTGCTTCTGCTTTAATAATCCCTAAGTCAACCGGAGTAATCCACGTTAACTCCGAGTCAATGTTGCCTAAAATAGTTAGTGTAAACTCTTTGCTAGTTAAGTATACATCTCCGCCAACTGTTCGGGTAGCAGTAATAGTAAACATGTAACTCTTTTCAGCAGTTGATTGATACGGAATATACCCAACTACATTACCTGTTGTTAATTGCAACGATGTTCCTGGAGGAAGAACACTGTCTGAGCTGTCAACGTTTAAACTTTCTAACGTATATTCAATAACACCAAGATCTGGTAGAATATTAAGTGTGTCTAAATACAATGTTAAATAATTATCTGCTACGCGTGTACCTAAATTAGAATTAGTAAACCATGTAGGAGTTCTAACTTCGATAATATCTGCTGCCGATATGCTGTTAGCTAGTTGAGCTACTGAGTTGCTGTCTGCTAGAAATTCGTCCGATACTACATAAATTTGAAATTCTCTTGTTGGAGCAGGATCTGTTATTTCATCACTTACTGTAACAGTAAACGTGTAGTATTGATTAAATGTTAGACCAGCAGCTAAGCTGTCGACTTGTCCGTATATTCTTCCTGCATCGGTTAACAGTAAACCAGGCGGCAATTCACCGTCGCCTGATGCAATGTAAAAGATTAAGTTGTCGCCGGCAAGTAAGTCAGAGTCTGTTGCATTAAGTTGAAAATCAACACTTTCATTTGCTAAAACAAATGACCTGTCATTGTTTCCAATTAGCAATATACCCGTAGGTGTAACCCATGCAGGATAGTCTGCACCGACTACTGAAAGAGTGTATGTTCGGTCTTGTATTTCTGTACCATAATTTGCTCTTAATACAAACCGATATGTAGTAGGTTTGTTGACTTCTGACGGGGTACCAGTAATAGTAGTCCCTGATATACTTAATCCAGGAGGCAAGTTGCCACTAATCAACGTTATAATAACACCAGTTAATACTGCATTATCTAACGGAAGAGTAATAGTATTAAGCACTCCTTCATCTAGTGCTGATAGTGACAAACTGCTATTGTTAGCTAACGTCCAAATAATTGACATAAAATACCTTAAAATGTGCCAAGATCGACATTCAATACTGTTGTTGTAAGAGAATTAACGTTTACAATGTTAAAGCCAGCTGCGTCTAGATTTGTTGTTAACGTTGATAACGCATTTGCTGTAACAACAATGTCGGATCCAACTACACTAGTAGTAATGCCTGTACCGCCAATTATGTTTAAATCGTCTGTTGGAGCTAACGTAATTGTACCAAACGCATCAGTATTTACTGTTAGCGTGCTAAGAGTACTAACGTCAATTGTAATAGTGTTAGTGCCGGAAGTTAATGCAACATTGGTACCTGCTACTATACTTTTAAATTCAAGATTGGGACTACTAAATCCAGCAAAAATTTCCTCACCTGCGCCGAGATTTGCTCCGCCACCGATAATAGAGCCTGTTCTACTGTCAAGATCGTCTAGTGCAGCGTTTATTGTTAAAAATGCTTCTCTTAGATCATCTCCGGTGCCGTCGTTTGCGACATTTCCTACGTTAACTAATGTTACAGCCATAATAATATCTTCCTATTGTTTTGTGTATTTATCGTATTTAGGAAAGATACGGTGATAGCTTATTTTATTAACACAGCCTCTACTACGCCGCGAGCGTCTAATTCTTTAGTGCCAACGGCTTTACCAACAATAGCACCATATAACGGATTGTTATTTACAACACCGTAACCATAAATAGCGCTAGTAACAATAATATCTCCCTTTTCTACTTTTCCAATTACCTTGCAAATTGTTCTTCCGTTTAATGCAACACTAACTACATTAGCACTATCAGTAGACTTAGCTACCCCAATAACTCTTTTGTCGTTCATAAAATTAGTAGTTGTAACTTCTTGCTCACCTCCTAGTACTAATATAGTACCTAGTTCGTAAGATTCATCACCTAAGTATTTTTCAACATAGCTGCTTTGTTCTGACATTTGGTTCTCCATGTAATATTATTCAGAGGTAAGAAGCAGATCTGCTTCTTCGGAAAGATTAACGTTGTTTGTTAATGGTAGATTTAATTTGAGTTATTTCAGTATCGTGTCGCGTTGACTTTTTACGCAACTGTTCAATTAAAGTTTTTTGTGTGCGCACTTGCTCTTCTAGCGACTTAATGTAACGCTGACTCGGAATATGTTGTGTTTGCCCAGCTTCGTCTAGCATAGTAAAGGCGTCAACTCCTTGGGCACGAAGCCCGCCTGATACCCGATTGGGGTTTTTATTAACTTCACTAACAGATTTTTTAACAGGTCTTCTATTATATATTGCGTGTATATTTTTATTCATTGTTATCCTTTTGTCGGTGTTTATTCCATGCAACAAATCCAAACATTTTCAACATGTAATAAGATAGATAATTGATACTTTTAAAACCGTTTACTTGAATATTTATGTCTCTAAAAATCTTGTCCATATGCTTTTGGCTAAACTGTTCGGTTGGTTCATCTGATGCTAATTTTAAATTGCTGTACTTATAACCGTAGTCATGAACTAGCCCTCCTACTAATAGTATTCCTGTAGGACTTATTATAGCTCTTAAGAATTTCGGTATGCTAGTACCATCGCATTCAAAACCTGCCGGAATTACATATTCAACACTGTTTATGCTATAATAAAAATTTTCAGTTACTTCCCACTTTCTAGTAACAAACATCCATGTCCATAGCGCGTTGAATGCACCTTTTCCTATTGTAGGAATCCTTACAGGTCGCATTGCCGGCATGTTAGTGAACTCAAATTCGTTTTTAGTTTTTTTGTGAGTGTCAAACAGTCTTGCTACAAGCTCAATAATAACTATAAGTGCAAGTAGTACAAATTCCCAATATTGTATAACATAAGATAACATAGTATTCGCCTCTGATACTATATTTAGCTTATATATTGATATTTATTCCGCTTTGTGTTGAAATAGCCATAACGTGTAGTTCTGTGGATTAATGTAAAAGATTTCAATTACATCTGTTCCCGGCCCGTGTATTCTAGTAACTATCTTAACTGCTTTTTTAAGAAACAAGGGTTTTCTCGAAATCTCACATTTTGCATAAGGTTTAAGACAAGTAATATCTTTTACGTAGTGGATTCGATGATCAATTTTCCACGAGTCTATTGGGTCAAGTATCATTATATCACAAACGCTTTTTCTTGTACAAATGATCCTGCTGTTTTACGACTTCCTTCTTGCCATCCTAATTCGAACAACATATCTTTAACTTCTTTATTAAACGGCATACTTCCGCAAAGCATTACTTTATCCTGTTGCGGACTTCCGTTAGTTATTATTATTCCTTCTTTCATTAGCGTAGTTATACGGTCTCGCTCGCGTGTCCAATTAGTATCACGAGTAACAATCGGTGTATAGTTAACGTCTGCATCTTTTAAGAAGTCGTTATATGCTACTAAATCTGCTTGGTCTCTTACACTCCATAAAACGTGTATGTTATTAAATGCATCGTACGTAGCAGGATCACGCAATAAGCTAATAAAGGGTGCTATGCCTGTGCCTGTTGCTAACATCCATAAGTCTCCGCCTAGATCCATATTAGCAAGAATAAGAGATCCGGTGGACTTTTCACTTACGTTAAGTTTATCGCCCGGTTGGATGTTCTGTAGTTTGCTTGTAAGTAAGCCAGTCGGCACTTTAATTGAATAGAACTCAAGTTCTTCATCGTAAGGTCCACTAGTGATCGAATATGCTCGCATGACACTATCACCTACCCCGATCATTATAAATTCACCAGCAGTAAACTTAAATGTTCTGGGACGCTCTGTTCTGATTCTAAAAAGTGTATTAGTGTAATGCTGTACTTCTGTTACTGTTAACAACATAGTCAAACCCAATGATCAACGACCCAAGGATCGTTGCACATATCAGGATTAGGATCACCGTGAAATACACAGATTGCATTTTCTTCAACGGGAGTAACATCTTCAGTAGTTAAGAGTCTTCGGTTACCTTTAGTTTTAGAATAGTCTAGTTTGCTTGATTCTCTAACTTCCCATTTCCAACTAACAATCCATTTATCTGGAAAGAAGGTTGCTGGCATAGTATCTTTTGTCATTGCATAAATGTAATCTTGGTCTCCGGGATAATGATGTTCAACTGCTTTCATGTTATCTTTATAG